CACGACATCATTCACAACGATGTTCGGTTCGAAGTCTGTCGATGTCTGGAAGTTCGGGCCTACTGCTGAAGGTGGCCTATCATCCGTGATAGTAAATGTCGTAGAAGTGCCACTATTCGGTCTTTCTCGTTCACTACGAACTGTGACCGTGGCAATCCTTATGGAATTAGCAGGCTGTGTTGGAATGTCGCAGCTTGCCGCGGAAGAAAAGGCGGAGGTTCCTTTCGTGTACGTCAGTTCGCCTGAAAGAATATCGACGGTGATGATATCTTTGCGGAAAGCAATGAAGCTGAATTCATAGGCAAGTCTGGCATCTTCGCGCACTTCGGTGGGCGTGAACGTCGCACCGCTGACTGCATTGTACGTGTTCACCGCTGAAGACCATACCTGTGGACTCACGCCGCTTGGCGCATATTGCAATTCAAGTTCAACCCGCATGGCCACGCGTGTGCCATCAGCATTGAACTGCGACAGACCTTGTGGCCATGTGACATCGACGATTGCTTCATCAGCCTGTGGTCTGGTGGTTCTTATCGTGTAGCCATCGGCCTGCTGCAACAAGACGCTGTAGTCATCTTGGAACGGGTCATTCGGGAATAGATCAACACCATCATTCAAGTCACCATCTTGGCGATGTTCAAGCTGCAGGTCATTGAATTCGCTGATCAGTGTTTCACCTATCTTGAAATCGGAAAGCAGGACTTTGCCGAAGCCATAGGTGAATAGCTGTCTGACGTACTGGTCATTGTCGACGGTTTCGGTGAATGGACGGGCTGCCTGTTTCGGGAACATGCGGTTCTTGCCCAAGCAGGTCGGGACGACACCATAAGGTTCAAGTGAGTTGCGCGCACCTTCGATGAACATGGTGGGTGATTCTGTTGGATTGTCATTGCGCGCGCTGTTCGCATTTGAAGGCTTTGGTGGTGGCGCAATCGCATTGATCAGCATATTGCCCACAATACCGATACCACCTGCAACCAAGCGGCCTGCCAGCGTCAGCTTCGCGGCAGACATACCAAGTGAAGCATAGCCAAGACCTGCGACGATGTAAGGCGCTGCCACCATCAAGGCAATGGACAGGATGGATGCAAGCGGGTTCTTCTTGCCACCGCCACCGCCACCTTGCGGCACGATGTTCACGACGACGTTCTGGCCTATCTCTGGATAGACGCGATGCCAGTCACCTTCCAAGATGGGTTTGCCGTCGACCTGAATGATTGCGGCATAGGGGCTGTCTTCTGGCAGGAATAGATTGCGCACGTCTTGCAGGTTCGAACCGACGACAATGACGCGGCTGACCTGCTTATTGCTGAATGGCAGCGGGGCTGCATATACTCTTAGATTCCCCGTCATATCGCACTATCCCTTCGATACTACTGCGCCATTTCACTGTGTCGTATCGTTCAAGAACAGTTCCGATACCACGCACGCAATGTAGCATATATCCCGCCTTTGTCACTAGCATGACGTGCATAGGTACACCGCGCATTCTTCCGATGATGACATCAAACGGTGCAGGCTTGCCTTCAACCTGCTTCCAGACGGTCTTGCTTTGCTCGGCAATCAGAATGCCAAGGGCTTCCCTGTCGTCGGTCTTCTCATAGTGCTGCAGATAGTCAGGAAGGATGATTCCACGCTTATGATGATAGACGTGGCATACCAGCCCCCAGCAATCAAAGCCTGCTAGGTCACGGCCTTTTTCTTTGAAGGGAATGCCTACATACTCACGCCACCAGCCGTCCATTAGAAGATGCCTGGGAAGTCTGATGGGTTGAAGCGGCAATATGGGAATGGTTCTAGATCGTAGTATTCCATGGTCAGGTCGCCACTGACTGTCAGAGCATCATAGGTCACACGTTCCAGCCTGAATTCATCGGAATCATATACAGGCGTGTCGACATCGGATGAAAGCACAATCTGGATACGGATGGCGATGGCGCTGTCAGCTTGGCGAACTGCAGCCACCATGCGCTGGTCTATATTATCGATGGACAGACGACCCGTTGCAATGCCTGTGTCATTCTGCGCTGGCAATGAAAATGCAAACGGCAGGAACAGGAATTCTTCGCCCTGCGACACCACACCGCGCACACCAGCAACAGGTAGAACTTCGAATGGGTCGTCGCACACGCGTATGTCTTCCGCAAAGTTTGGGTGGGTGATGGTCAGAAGGCAGATGAATACTTCACCCGTTTCCTGTGAGAATGTAGCATCCCTTAATTGTTGGCTGATAGTCCGTGGCATAGTGAACCCCTACGGCATGATCTCAAGGTTGATGGATACACGATAGTCTATGCCTTCACGTTCGACATAGGCAGGACGTTCCACGAAGCGGACGGATACTGGGTCGCCTGTACGTGGGTGGTCCATATCAAACGCATCTACGCCGCTGAAAAGTGTGGTCGTGTAGAAGTCGTCCAAGGTTTGAACTTCTGCCGGTGTCAGGTTCAATTCGAACGATATGGGGCGCGTGTTGGCAGTAGTGCGTCTGCGCAGCTTGGCGGGTCCCTTGTCCATGGACGAACGAAGGACATTGTCAGGCGGTGATTCACGCAGTGTGTTCAGTGCTGGTGGTGGAAGGTCTGTGGGCCATACTGCCATATACTACCGCCTTGTAAGTGCGCGTTGATCTCTCGCTGCAAGCGACTGCGCGGTCTGTGAACCCTTGTTCGCAACATTCGCAGCCACCGCTTGATCAATCATGATCATCAAGTCAGTACCACTGTCGGTCTGCTTTGTCGATGTCTTCACGTTCGCACCCACGTTGTTCACCACATTGACGGTGATCTTCTCACCACCAGCCATCATGCTTTTGCTTTCCTGTGCGGATAGAACGGTTTCACCTTTGTGGATACGTGCGTCCATGTCGTATGGGACATTGCGTACACCGGTTGCGAAGCTGAAGGATGGCAATGCGTCGTAGATGCTGCTGAAGAAACTTCCAATGCCTGCGCTGCTTCCACCTTTTCCACCGCCCTTGAACAAGCCCTTCGCAGCACCGCCCAGAAATTCATTCAGCGGGGAAGTGACAAGCTGGTTGAACAAGACCTTCTCAATCTGCTTGCCAAGGCTGCCCAGTACATCGCTGAACTTTTCCGCACCAAGAACACCATCTTCGAAGGCATCACTGAACGCGCCACCCAAGTCCATCGCCAGCTTCTCTGCTGCCTTTTCCTGCTTCTGCAGTTCGTCGAACGTAGCCACGTTGTCTTTGATGGTATCAACCTGCTTCTGCATGGCTGGTGTCAGCTTGGTATCGAATGAGCGCGCAAGGTCTGCTACGCTGAAGTCCACCTGTTTCAGTTTTTCTTCAAGGTCAGTCATGCCGCTGGTGTAGATGTCACGGCTGGTCTGACGCTGCAACTTGCCAAGCGCGTCGGAAAGTTTCTTCGCGTTTGCTTCTGCCTTCACCACACCATCTGCATCAAGTAGTTCGGACATTCCACCAGAACCAGAAGCGGTCTTCTTCTTTGGCGCATAGTCACCTGTTCCAGTGTATCTTTCCTGCGCCACTTTGAAGGCTTCAGCGGCCACGTCTTTATCGATAGCACCAACGGCTGAACCTATAAGAATGAAGTTTTCAGCAATACCCGTCAGCAGCTTCTGATCAAGGAACTTCAGGAATTTCACCAGACCTTCGCCTGAGAAGTTCAGCGCCTTGATTCCCAGCGTGTTAATGGAATCACCAAGGTCATCAAGGTATTGCACCGTGTCTGCGCTCATTGCCAAGCCAAGGCGAACCTGTTCATCAACGAACGACTGCAGCGCCTCGCCACCTTTCGTCAGTGTAGGAAGCAACGAAACTATGCCCTTCCCGAAGATTGCAGTGGCTGCTGCCGCCTGCTGTCCGCGCGTACTAAGCTGTGAAATAGCTGTGGATATTTTAAGGAACTGCTGTTCCGGTGAAAGGCGCTTCAGTTCGTCCACCGACAAACCGATTGCCGCGAATGCGCTGGCCGCTGACTTGTTGCCTGCGGCAGCCTTGGCAAGGTTGATCGACATCTTGTTCAGCGATGAACCAAAGCTGTCCAGTGACCCACCGGCGTTTTCTATTTCTGGCTGTAAGGCGCTGAAGAACTGTGCTGAAACACCCGTGCGTTCTTCAAGGACTTTCAGCTGATCTGCCAGCATCAGAATCTGCTGGCCGTAGTTCACCACAGAACGCACTGAGAAATAGACAGCTAAGCCCTGCGCAGCCCTGCCCAGCGAAAAAAAACTTTGTTCGGTGCGTTTGTTTGATGATCGGAACTTACCTTCAGCGCCCTCAAGGGCTTTTGTAGCGCGCTGCACACCGGCTTCGAAGTCGCCTGAATCTGCAGTCAGGATAGTCTTGATCCTTGTATCTGCGTTGTTTCCGGTCATTTCGATTCCTTCTGCATGTCATTGTGGAACTTGAACCTGCGTAGAATATCAGATTCGTCTATGACTTTCGATTGTTCTTTTTTGTCAGCAAGCAGCTTCTTCAGATTAGGCAACGTCTTTGCCCTGCTAAACATGGCAAGGTGCCAGCTATGCCACAGCTTGGACTTGTGTTCTGCGTGGATTATTTCGTGGAATGATTCAAGCCTGACAACGAGTTGCCATGGGGTCATCTGCCAGAATTCAGAAGGCGCGATACCAAGCTGCTGAGTGATCTTGATGGCTTCGCGGACGATGTCAGTTTTTTTTTAACTTCTTTACTGATGGGCGTGTCGGTTCCTTGTGGCGGACCGTCGGGACCAAAGTACGCATAGCAGGCAAGGTCGTCTAGCTTCTCATTCGTCTGGATGATGGGAAGCGCAGGGTCAGCCTTCAAGACATCTTCAAGCGTGATATCGGGATGGTTTGCCGCAAGCGCGTAGTGAATGATCTTGGCGTTTTCTTCGACTGTGTTGATGAAGATGGTGCGCAGTGCATCTGGTCCTATGTCACTTTGAATCTTGGCTATGGCTTGCCAGTCCAGCTTCATCACGTAGGACTTGCCGCTAATATCGATAGGGACTTCGCCAGTGTATTTATTTCCAGCCATGGTTTAGCTGAAGGTCACGTTGCCTGAGATACGAAGGCTGAAGCTGCCATCCAGCTTGGCATCGACACCACCTGACACCGGTGCGGACTTCACGAAGGCCGTGAAGGTAGCAGTCGAAGCGTCAGAGAAGGTTGCACGGAAGTTATGGATGACGCGGCTTGCCTTTGCAGCGCGCACAAGGTCTTGCCCTGGGTCGTTTGGCAGGTAGTTGGTTTCAACTGAGAAGTTGCCGAAGTCCTGAAGACCCATGCGGAATTCTTTTGCGGTGGATTGCAGGTGGGTCACGTCAATTTCTGACGCTTCGCCATCGAAGCCTTGGAAGCTGACTATTTCTTTCACTTCGGTAAAGCCCAAAGGTGAAGAACCGTTGCCGATTTCTAGCTTGAAGCCTTGGGTTTCTAATGCGTCCGACATGATACCTAACTCCCTAATGGTTCGAATGTTACCAGATAGTCCTGCGATACCCTATGAAGGAAAGGCTGATCCGTCTGGTCGAATATATCTACTGCATTCTGCAGCGATATGCCAGCGAATCTTATCTGTTCGGCAGGACTTGTCCCTGGAATAGTGACTGTACCGCGGTATCCATCCAACACAGCAGCCAACTTTTCGGCTGTTTCCTTCGCATCCAGCGGCAGGTCATTGTAGACATCAATCTGCATCAGCGCCTGCGAAATACTGTTTGGACCATTTATGGTGCGCCATGGGGTGGTTTCAATTCTCTGGTACACGATGAAAGGTCTGGAAGAATTCTTCTTCGCCAGCGAGGCGTACACGCGCACGTTTGAACCAGAACCTACGCCAAGGCCTGATATGTTTTTGATGATTTCAAACAGCGCGCGTTCCATTATCATTTCTTGTTTGCCCCGTACCGTTGAATGGCTTTCAGTGATAGCTGCGTGACCTTGGCCACCATATAGACCTTCTGTATCTGCATGGCTTCTTTGATAGCAGATTCGAAGGCGCGTTCATACCACCGCGTGGCAGGAATGTATCGGGTACCACGGTTCAGGAAGTCAAGCCAGAAGGCACGGCCACGCGTTACCACGGCGGCACGTTTGTTCCTGTATCGCTTTTTTAGCTTGCGCGCTTTGATGTTCTGCTTGCCAGTGCCGTACTCTTTGCTGGCCTGTGACTGCCTGCCTGTGTGGCGCGGTGCTTGTGCCTTGGCAACCTTGGCGATATGGCGCGCACCTGCCATCACACCTTCACCCAGCACCGTATTCGCTATTTCAGGCGGCAGGGCTTTGAACACCTGCTTCAGTTCCTTGAACCCTTCTGTGCGTACCTGAATGTGCATCATTCAGCCCCTGTCAGTTGTGCCGTCAGCCAAAGTTCACCATTCAGGCGTTCGCTGCGGTCTGCATGCTGGATATAGTAGGTCTGCCCCATCCACGTGAAGCGCCATGCCGTATTGACATCATCACGGTAGTGCATGCGCAGCCGGATTGTTTCGCGCGCATTCTCTCTGGCTGATTGCAAGGCTTCTGTTCCGTGTGGCGTGATAACTTCAGCCCACACCGTATCAACGTCAGACCATTCCGAAGTAAGCTGGCCACCGTCGTTCGTTTCGACGCATTCCTGAAGCGTGATCTGCTGGTTCAGTTTGCCAAGATTTTTCATCCGAAGATTGCCTTCCTTTGTTCTTCCCATTCTTCTGCGTACGAAGCAGGCTTCACGCCCATTTCAGGGGTGCCGCGCGTGAAGTGTACCGCGAAGGGTTTGATGGCCTTTGGGCTGTGGCCTTCAAGCCAGTTCCACGCTTCTGGTAAGCTGCCTATCTGTTCATCCTTCAGCCAGCCAAGACCATGCAATGCGCGGCCTGTGTCTTTGTTTACTTTTTCTTCTGTCAGCACCTTCAACGCAGGATGCGCGCAGTTGAACAGCATCAGTGATGACCAGTTCTTGCGTTCATAGTTAGACTGTGGCTGGCCATTCATCTTGGTTTTCTTTTTATCCGTGTATTCGTGTTGCACTACAGACACCACCTTGTCGTCACGAATGAACCTTGCCAGCTTGCGAATGTCATCACGGAACAAGAAGTCGCCATCCACGAACACGGCATGTCCTTGGTATGCCATCAGGTTTGGCACAAGGAAGCGTGATATGGCGAATTCGGTGGCCATAGGCGCACCACTGATCACGTCATGCAGCTTGCCATCTTCTCTGGTTGTCGGACGCGTGTACTGCGACATTCCTTGCAGGTGCGCAAGAACGATAGGGCGAACCACCACGTTCGGTGCATGCTTGCGAATAGATGCCACGGTGACAGCGTATGATTGCGGGAAGCGTGGGTCGTAACCTACAAAGACTTTAAGATGATGCGCTTGCATATAGAATCCCCTGTGCAGCTTCTTTTACCATAGCAGGGGTTATTCTATCCAGTGCTTTCGTACAAAGTGGGCAGCGTTCCCATTTTCCACAGCCTGTATGACCTGTGTTCCCAGTCAAGTTCACGTGCGTTTTGTAGCCTGTCACTTCTGGAGGCGTGAACCCACCATGGATGACCACGGCAGGGCGCCCCATCGAAGCGGCAACGTGATGGATGCCGCCTTCAGCAGTCAGCACAATCTGTGCGCGCGATACCACCGCGGCTGCATGGCGCATGGTCGGTGTGCGGTACAGCGTAGCGGAAGGTAGGACTTCAGTTTCTTCTGGTCCAAGCTGAAGCACTGGCAACGGGAATCCATCGATTACTTCTTCCCAGCGGTCTTCGCCCCAGTCCTTGTTTGGGCTGGCATTCTCTTTGATGGTTGGCGACACCACTGCGAATGGAAAGTCCAGATCTGCGCATGACTGATATTCCTGCATCGTCAGGTGAATCTTCCCAGCGCGTGGCCGATATTTCAGATTGTAGATGGCATGATTGCCTTCCCAGCGCGTGATGTAAGGCCTGACACCTGAACCGTCTATGATGGTTTGTTCTGCGTCCTTGTTGAATGATGGATTGTGTTTCCACATTTCATGGTCACGACGCTTGCCGTGGCGGTCTAGGATTGCACAAGGCTTGCCGGTTGCTATGTGTTGCAGTTCCACACGGCCTAGGGCCATTATTTCATCACCTATTCCCATTATACCCACGCCATAATGTAGTCACCTGAAATCACTTCCTTCTGCACCATACCGTATTCCTCGAGCAGCTTCACAGCAGCAAGCTGTGGCAGGCCATACTGTTCAGACATCTTGCCCTTCTGTTCCACTACAACCACAGGCTTGCAGCGTTTGATAGTTTGTTCGGCACCCTTGATGACGTTTGCTTCATAGCCTTCGCAGTCGATCTTGATGAAGGACACGTGTTCAAGGTTTTCTTCGTCCAGTGTAATCATGGGAACGTCACCCTTCCCCTTGACGATACCTGTGTCACCGCTGCTGTTTGGTGTGCGGGTTTCAAGTTTTACCATACCGCGTTCTTTGCCCAAGGCTTCGATGCGCATGGCCACGTTGCCGAATTCCTTCAGGTTTCGCAGGAAGCATTGCTGATGGATTGACATGGGTTCGAAAGCAAGCACGGATTCGAAGTCGTGCGCCATAAGGAATGACCACAAACCGATATGACCGCCCACGTCGACGGCCATACCATGCTCGGTGACATATTTCATTGCTGCGTAGTATTTATGCGCTTGATAACATAGACGGCCATGGTGCTTCTGGTCTGATGTTAGCATCCAGTCCATCAGGTGTTCTTCATAAGCAGGCATCACCCACCCATCAAACTTGATCATCTCTGCAGCATGCGCCATGCAACGCCCCTTTCCATTTCAGCAAGTGTCCACTGGTTAGCAGCCAGCACCCCTGCCCATTCATATACGCCATCAGGATAGTACGGGTATTCTATTTCGGCAAGGTTCGACTTCCCCATGCGGAACGAAGCTGCGTTCGGTGATGTCACGAATACCGGCACACCGTGCATCAATGCTTCGACTGCTGCATTGCTGGAATGGCATACCACCGCCCACGCCTTGGACAGCTTCTTCACCAGTGGGCCATCTTCGCCATTCTTCCAGCGCACAATTACATCGCGGTCTGTGTGTCTGTGGATTATGTCCAGCGTTCTTTCAAGCCACTGTGCATCACCAAACCTGTCGAAGTGCGACTGTGACTGTGGGCAGACAATGATTGCACCGCCTGACTTGTGGAAACGGCGCGCGCTTTGATACCATCTGGAAAGCCGTCTGAAGTCTGGTTGGCCTTTTCCGTTGTGCTGGTACGCATTCTTCGTGATGCGATAGAAGCTGCCGCGTTCGAAATATCCATGGTCGCCATAGTACCAGTTATGACCGGCGGCAATCGCCTGCTGCAGATCGACCCAGTTCACAGGGCTGCCGAACCCTGCCCATGGCCCGCCTATGTAATCCGTCAGAACACGACCACCGCAGCCCTTCGCGAACGCTTTTGCAAACCTTGGTGAGGTCAATTCATCTGGGACTTCATAGACATTCATGCAGTGACATCCTTGGGAAGCATTGTATTGCTGATTCACGCGAAGCATTCAAGACTGGAATGTCGATGCAGTCTGCAGCAAGGTTGATGCGCTTCAGCCATTCCTTGTAGTTGCTGCTATGTGACGAACGCTTGTATGGGGTATTGTCGAACCAGTGTTTCTTCGTGCCGGTGTAGCCATAATCAAAGCCCAGCAGCACAATCTTGGAAGCCCCCTGTAGGTAGGCAAGGTTCATGGTCTGGAAGCCGCTGTTGCCACCTGAAGCAATCACACCCTTGCCGCCCCAGATGATGTCGAAGTCAATGTCGATATGTTCAAGGCCGTATTGTTGCGCTGCATCTAGATTGCATGTCCACTTTTCACCGGCGAATTCAGGAAGCCCCTTCTTGATATGCCACCATTCATTGTCCGCGCAGTATGTCGCATCTGCCCATGGCGCCAGATAGATGGCTTCCTTTACTGCGTAAACACGTCCAGTGCCACGGCATAGATCAACGTCTTCTTGCGTGAGGCTTGGACCGTTAGCAATAACGATTGCAGTGGTCACGGATTAGATTCCAAGGTTTGTGCGATATGGCCACAGCTTGTTCATCACTGCTGGATTGTCTGCCACGATTGAACCAACAACGAGCGCACCGCGTTGTTCCCATGAAGAAGTGATAAGCATCAAGGCCGCTTCCTGTATATCAGCAGGCACTTCAGTGGGCGAAACGTCCATGCCAGGGAGTTCATCAACCGAATCATAGTTGCAGAACTTGGCGATGTACGCCCCAGCACTGTCGATATACAAATTGATCAGGTCGTCTTCTGCGTTATTTGTTACGCGAAGTTGCGCCTTTGCCATTGTTAGACTTACCAGTTTTGCCATGTGCTTTGCCCACTGCCTTGTTCGATGTCTTAGGCGCTTTAATCACCTTGTTATCGACAATAGCAGGCTTGGTAATCTTTTTCACCACAATTTCTTCAGCAAGGCCATTCTGAATCCAGTGATTGGCGCGCGAACGCGGTAGCTTGTAGAAACCACCTTCAACAATCTCGCCTTTTACAGTGTCGCTGAATCCTTTTAAGGCTTTAACTTTTACAATGTCAGACATGATAGAATCCTTCGTTTATAGGGTTGCAGTTCTTTTGCCATATCACGATTCGCTATGCTTCCGCAATAAAGAAGGGGCTGCCAGTTTCCTGACAACCCCTTCCAAGGTGCTATGGCTAGACCTAAAAGGCTTACACCATCATCGAGCCGTAACGAGCAGCGGCAGGAACGCGAGTTTCTAGAGCGCCGCGCAATTCAGCACGAATGGTGATAAGGTTCTTCTGCACGTTGTCTTCGTCCTGTTCAAACATTTCAACAACCGTGTTCTGGCGATTCCACCACTGGTACGCTTCGAAGAAGTCAGCAACGATGGCCTTGCCCAAAGGCACGGCCACGTTCGAAACGGTAGCCAGACCCCATGGACCAGAGATAGGCGCACGACGTGGATCGCCAAACAGGTACTGGCCTTGCGAGTCTTTGGACGTATTGATTGCCCAAAGGTCAGCAGGGTTCAGCATGACGCCGTTTGCGTAGTAGCCAGCAGATTCCAACGCAGCAGCCATTGCAGCAATACCGTCCAGCTTGGTCGTCTGTGCGGAAGTTGGTGTGAAGGCTGTGAAGTTGCCGGTGTCAGTGATACCCGATACGTTCGGGGTCGAACCATCACCAATGATGATTTGTTGATCACGACGCTTTTCAACTGAGTAGGCCAGACGTGCGTTGATGTACGAAGCCAAGGCAGGTGCATCAGCAGCAAGCTGTTTCGAAATCTTCAGGAACGTCGCAATCGTTGCGATGTTCGTGGTGACGAGTTCGAAGGTCAGTGCTGACTGTGGCTTCGCAGAACCTTCTGACGTTTCAGCGGCAGAATTGGTGTACGTTGCTTCACGCGTCGATTCAATCACGTTTGCCGTGGTATTTAGCGACGGAATCAGATCAAGCGCATTCAAGCGGAACGAAGCACCTGCAATGATACCAGAGTTGCGTTGCGGACCAGTCGTTGCATCGGTCTGGGTGACGGTGTTCTTACTTTCCATCACTGACTTGGTTGCAACTTCCATGCGCGCACGTGCAGTCTTGCCTTCAAAGAAATTCTTCACAGCTTCAGACTTAGCGAACAATTCACCAAAGGATTCCTTCACTTCAGCTTTGCCGGCCTTAATGCCTTCAGCAACTTGCTGTTCGATGTCAGTAAGCCGCTTAAACGCTTTTTCCAACTGTTCGGCATTTTCTTGACCAAACTTTACAGCTGCGGCGACGGTTTCCTTGCCTTCTTTCGAGAGTTTTTCTTGTTCAGCGATGAAGGTGTCTACGGTTTTCTTTTGAGCAGCCAAGCCATCAAGTGCGGCTTTGAACTGTTCTTCAATTTTGTTTTCGGTTGTCATGATTTGGTACTCCTAATGTGATGAATGGTTTGGACTCAGTGTTGAACTTCTGCAGGATGCCCAGCAGTTGTTCGTTCTTCGCCCCGTCTTCATCAGCGTCACGCAGGAGTACGGTTTGGAATTGACCAATGAAGGCCACCGCGGCAGACTTTGAAAACCCAGCTACGTCACGCAGGAAGGATTCAATGTCGGACTTGGTTCGTAGATCATCTAGCATGGACTTGATACTAGCGCGATCAATTTGTGCAGCAGCATCGGCAGGGTCGTCGACGGCTGATATTTCGAAAAGGTCAATCTTGTGCAGTTCGCGGATACCGCCGCGCTTCACGCTTCCGCCTTCTGGGATGCGGTAGCCTATCGACAGGCCAGTCAGTGTACCGTCTGCCATTGCTGCCTTCACCGCTTCCGCTGTTGGATGCCCAGGTGTCAGGCGACCAGCAACCAGAAGGCCTTTGCTGTCTTCTTCAAGATTCGTCCACTTGCCGATGCGCGCAGGCATGTCAGCACGATACTTCACGTGGTTGAAGTACATGGATATTGCGCGTTCTTTTTGCTTGATGGTGTCCTTGTACGCCCCAGGCATCACGGTGTCTTTGTAGGAATCAACGCCACCGAATACGCTGGCATAGCCTTCGAAGGTTCCCTTCGCAGCGTCCAGCTTGAATTCCATTTCGTCGAACTGTGCGTACTTCTTTTCCATGTCCGCATTATACGGATTCGTGAACTTTGCGCAATGGGTATTACTTAGCTGCCGATTCGTCGGTCTGATTGTTTGCTGTTGTGATGCTTGGTGTGCTAAAAGTGCGCATAGGGTCTGCCAGTTTCTCAATAGGGAACATTTGTTGCTGCATGAACAGATTGCTGCCGCCAGCCTTCGGTGCATAGCCAAGGCGTTCGCGCGCTTCGTTTGGTTCGAAGATTGCGCCGGTGATACCTTCCTTCAACATTTTGATCATTTCACCTTCCGACATACGCAGGAACGCATCGGTGTCGAATTCAATCTTCACCTTTCCTTGTTCTTCAGGCAACAGCAAGCTGCTCTCCATTGCGCTTTCGTAACGCTGCAATAATGGACGCAAGCCTGTTTTATAGAACCCATACAGTATTTCACTGAAGGATGATGCGATGGTGGTCGCGTCGCCGCTGCCTATCAATTCCTTCGGCACTGCGAAGTAGCGGCATATGTCTTCAATTTGGAACTTGCGGGTCGATAGCAGTTCCATATCCAGCGGCGTCATCTTCACCTGCTGATACTTGAAATCGGCTTCAAGAACTAGAAGGTTGTCTTCAGTCCCTTCAGCTAATTCTGCGAAGTTTGTCTTCACTGCCGCGCGCTGGTCTGCTTTCAAAGCGCGATCAATTGTCAAGATGCCGCCTGGCTTACCGCCATTGCGGTACATCTTCGACACGCTGCCTTCTGCCGCCTGTCCTATACCAACGCTGTTGCGCATGTAGTCGAGAGGTGAAAGGCCTATCAGCCCGTTACCCATGCCCTTCACGTGCATGATTGACGAAGCGGCAAAAACCTTCACGTCTGCATTGTCTTGATACTGGTAGACGATTGAGCCGTCAGGCAGCAGTACAACGTCCATCTGGTCTGCTACCATAGGCTGTAAACCGATGATATCGCCGCCTAAGTTTCGTTGTTTGTAAGAGTAGCTGTTGCCGCGAAGAACTGATGATAGTCCAGAAGTTTCCATGAATTCGCCACGATTCTGCCAGCGGTTCACTTTGCCAGTGAACAGGCGCGCGATGTCATGCTTCTTGTTTTCGGTGTAATTGCCTTTGCGATCTACGTCATAGACTTTGATGGGCAGGCTGCCGATTGATTCGACAAGCAGCTTGCAGCAAGCCCAAACGGCTGAAACTTGAAGCGCAGTATCAATGGTAACGGTGCTTGCGGATTCATAAGGGTAGTTGTTTGGGTACGGTATCTGCTGACCTTGTGGAACGGAAAGGCTACCCAAGCCGTCGACACCCCTGCCGAATATCCGTCTGAAAACTAACG